CCGTTCAGTCTTGGTTCAGACCCTGCAAATGAGAATTTCCAGGTGCAAGACCTGTCTCTGCCAGAAGGTATTGATCTAGATAGATTTGAAAGAAGGAAGTCCGCCCTAGCTATAGTCAATCAAGATTTCTTTTATAAAAATCCCCATGCTGATAAAATGAAAGCTATGAATAGTTTTTATGATCAGGCTTTTAGTTTAATTACTTCGCCAAAAGCTAGGGAAGCATTTAATTTAAAAGCAGAAGATGAAAAAATTAAAGAACGATATGGTAAAAATCAAGCCGGTCAAAGAATGTTAATGGCTAGGAGATTAGTTGAGGCTGGCGTTAGAATGGTAACTTTAACTTATGGCGGCTGGGATATGCACCAAGGGATCAATGGTGCGATGAAAACTCAAGCTCCACCTCTAGATAAGGCTTTAACGGCCCTTATTAGCGATCTAGATGAGCGCGGCTTATTAGACACGACTCTAATCATGGTAAGTAGTGAATTTGGGAGAACGCCCAAAATCAACGCAGACGCAGGGCGTGATCATTGGCCCAAAGCGTTTAGCACGCTACTGGCCGGTGGCGGTGTGAAACGTGGATTAATCTATGGGGCTACGGATTCTACCGCATCAGAGCCGGAAAATAACCCAGTATCACCGGAAGATTTTGCGTATACAATGTACCACCTATTAGGTATTGTGGCGGATAAAGAGTTAATGGCGCCTGGAGAAAGGCCCGTTGAGATAGTGGATAACGGTAAAGTTATAAAAGATATTTTAATTTGAGAGATAATAATGATGAAACTGTGGAGAATTTGGTGTAAAACAATGGGCAGTCGAATTAGCGACTGTGATACTGAGTCAGATATTTCCGCAATTATTAGGACATTCTACTGGATTTTGAATGTTATCACATGTATATTTATTATAGCGAACTGCATAAGGCACTGGTGATCAAATGGAAGTTCATGGACCAGATTATTCTTTTGACGAATCAGAAAAGGCTTTTAATGAGATTTATAGTTATCTAAGAGATTATTATAAGGTTCATAATAGCGAGGTTGACGATGAGTTAGGGGAAGTTAGAAAAACTGATACAATTAATTTAAAGAATGTTATTAATAGTTTATTTATTCATAAATCTTGGGAAAATTGGTAAGGAAGGGCAAAATGAGAAGAAGTACTACATCAAAGAAACAACACGATACAGCCAAAGTTATAACCACGAAGACGCCATATGGCTCTCATTTGGAAATGGTAGTTGACAAAGACGATTACGATGTTATAATCAATGATGAACAGGTTCTTTGTGAAGATGAGAAAGGGGTATATGTAACACTAAAAAATAGAATTGATAGCGGGCTAGCAGATCCAAATCGTTATTCAAGTAGAAAAACTATAAATAAAAAAGTTGTGGAAGTAGTTCCTGAAGGTTGAATTATGAATTACATAATATTCCATTGCGAATGTTGCGGAGTTTTTGCTAAGACCACTATACAGACGATTGGCGATGCGACAATGATATTGTGCGATGAATGTTATAAGAATTTAGATTCTATAGATATTGATCCTATTAATTGTGTTTTAGTAAAAGAATAATTTATTGGAGTATTGAAATGGTATTTACATTGATGAAAAATGAGTTGATACTAGTAAACGGCGACAATGAGGATGAAACAATATGCTTTACTGATGTTATAGGCGTATTTACATCTATTGAAAAATTAAATGAAATGACAAAAGATCTTAAAGATACAGACACTGTATTCTACGAAGTCAAGCAAATGCCGGTTGATATGGTTGTTGATAACGACAATGATGATATTGGTATGGATATCGAACATTTATTCAAGGCTGGATATTTAGATTTATTGGTTGGTGATGATGGTGAATTTTATTTTATTCCAACGAAAGAAGATAATGAACAGCATTGATAATAGAATCATGGATTTTATTTTCGATCAAAATGAAGAATTAAAAGAAAGAGTTAAAGATTTGAAAGAGGAAATTAAAGCCCTCAATCAAATCATAGAACAGTACAGAAATAAAGTGGAAAATAATCTAATTGGAGACTAATATATGTATGAGTTCCTTATGGAAACTGAACAGGCTGGTAAATTAATGAAAGTGTGTTTTGAGATGTTCCCTGTGCAGTCTATATCCTGCGCCGTGCTAATTTTTGCGTCTGGTTACTTTGTTGGAAAATCATCGACACAAGAAAGGGCGTAAAATGTATCGTGTGGAACATCATCATTCTAATCCGCTTGATGGAAATCCAGCTTACTATTGGCATTTTTATGTAGTTGTAGATGAACATGGTCAACCATACGAATTTGCCAATTATGCTCTAGCCACATTTATAAAAGAAGATCCGGCGAAGGAATTTTGTAATAATTTAAATCAGCCTAAAGTAATTGATTATGATGAAAGGTTACAATGATTAAGATTTGGCATATAAGTGACACTCATGGAAGACATGATTCTTTAGAAGTGCCCCAAGAAGTAGATTTAGTAATCTTTTCTGGTGATTGTAGCAACAGTAATGATTCGGCAATAAATGTAAATCAAGTAAAATCATTTATTGATTGGTTTACAGAGTTGCCTATTAGGGAAAAAATCTTTGTAGCTGGTAATCATGATGTTTCTATTGAGCGTAAACTTATAGAGCCAAGCGATTTATTATCTAGGGATATCGTTTACCTAGAGAATGATTCCACGGTTATTGGGGGACTAAAAATATGGGGGAGTCCATATACACCATGTTTTGGACATAATTGGTCTTGGAATATGGCAAGAAATAAATTAAATCGCGTGTGGGGCTTGATTCCTGATGATGTAGATGTTATAATAACACACGGGCCACCAAAGGGGATTTTAGATTTGTCATATGACGAATCATCTCGGTTGGAGTATTGTGGATGCTCAAGTTTAAAGAAAAGAATATTTAAACTTAATCCAAAGCTATGTTGCTTCGGACATATTCATAATAATAGAGAATGTATGAATTCCGGCCTAAAGATATTGCCAAATATTGACACAATTTTTAGTAATGGTTCTGTAATAAGTGATGACGGTGAGAAGGTATCAAATGGTAATCTAGTTAGTATTATGGGTAAATAATTGGTGGAGTTTTATGCCGAACCGTTTCTCCATTTAAAATAAAAAAACGGCGACGGGAAAGTGATGATAAAGACGCTGTATCAACAGAATAAGTGACAATGGCCGTTACGTTCCTGAGTCGGAACCTGATGCTGGTTCGAGTCCAGCCTTTCCCACTCTGGCATTGCCAGATAAACATGTAGATGTTATTATTGAAACAGAGCAAGACCCGATTTGCAATGATCGGCAGGTCCACCAAAAGTATACTTAACCAAGTATATTCCTGACGGGCCTGAAAAGTTTCGATTGCTTGCGTAAGTAGTAACTGCATGTAGTGGTTGATCGAGAGGCCACTTAAAAACTCGATTAAATTGTAAGTGCAGACGAAGTTCTCGCATTGGCAGCGTAAGCTGTCTGGGGTTTGCCAGTACCCTATCGCCCAAACTGGCATATGGGGCTATAGCTTAATTGGAAAGAGCTACAGATTTCTAATCTGTCGATTGTAGGTTCGAGTCCTACTAGCCCTATTATAATAATTATTTTTGGCAACAGATGGGAAAGGATAAAAGATGAAAAACACAGTTGAGCTTTTAGGTTATTATGGTTCAGATGAAATTATTGCGTGTTCAGCTTGGACTAGTACAAGTCGTGATTTAAATGAAGATAAAAAGAAAAGGATTGGCAAGTTAATCAATATGCTGTGGTCAGAAGGTCACCATACCCCATTTGAAAAGGGCATGGTTCATTTCCTTGTCAACTGCGATATTGCAAGCCATATTCATTTGCTAAAGCATAGAATTAGCAGTCTCAACGCCGAATCTGCCCGATATAAAGAGTTGAAGGAAGATAAGTATTATATTCCAAAGGATTGGAATGGTATAGAATGTAGTAAATTTTTACCATATGGTGATTGTGGAGAATCTTGGTCTACTATACTAGAAAGGTATGTAGAACAGGGTAATATGCTTTATCACCAGTGTATCGCAGACCTTGAACCGGTATTGGGACGCAAGCGAGCCAAAGAGTCTGCCCGTTTCTTTAAGACATATAATAGCCAGATTCAGGCAGACGTAATGTTTAACATGCGTAGCTTTGCAAACTTTCAAAAACTTCGTAATTCAGAACACGCACAGCTTGAAATCCGCGAAATCGCCGCTAAAATGCTAGAGTGTGTTAAGAATATTGAAGGACAGCCGTTTAAGCATACGTTAGAAGCGTGGGGATATTAAATTTTAATTCAGGAGAAAAATTATGAAAAGTGTTATTGGTTTAATTGTTTCTTTGTTTTTAGTTACTTCTGCTAATGCACAATTTCCAGTAGTTCCATTTGTACCCGCCCCAAACATACAATACTATCCCCCTCTACAGGGTTATTACTACACATATACACCTACGCAGATTTATTATGCGCCGGTGGTTGTATATCCACAGTATGGTGCTAGTTTATTTGTAAATGGGGTTTCTATTGATAGATATCACCGCACCGTTAGGATTCCACTAAACGTAAATTTTAGTAGTGTCACATACTACGACTATCCAACATTTATAATTAAATAAGTTATATACAATTTTAAAAATCAGTGACGCGATTACTTTTTAGTAGTCGCGTTTTTTATAGGATGAATATGATGATTAAATTTTTACTGATCTTATTAGCATTGTACAGCGAGAAAAAAGATAGTCCCATCTGTGAAAAAATAGATATGATTGAATTTAACACCGTGATGGATTGTAAAGAAATTAAAAATAAAGATAACAAAGAACGTGTACTGGAAATATTTCCTAGATATACACAAATGATATTGTGGCGGTGGAACGAAGAATATGTTAGATACGAGGCTATGCACTGGACTATCTTAAAAGATGAATACGGATATAAGAATGAATATGTAGTGCGCAAGGTTGGGGAATATCATATCGTTACTGTAATGAGAATGTTCACACTCAATAAGCCGTATAGCAAAACGCTAACATTTAAAACAAAAAACTTAATATACAGTCAAACAACATCTGAGTCTGATCCGGAAAGACTGAATAAGAAAGTTTTAGAAGAACAATATAGGCAAAAGCCAATATCCCTGATACCTGGAGAAAAATAATGAAATTGAAGTTTGTTACAAACATTAGTGATTCTTGCTGGGAATACGAATATTTAATGGATTTTCTTTTTTCTGATTATGAAAGGGAAGTTTATCCTTTAAATGATGATACCGAGCCAATTGATAATGCAATACTAATCTATTCATGTATGAATGGTGACGTAGACGAAAAAAACTATTACTATATGCAGAAATGCAAAAATAAAAATTACGGTTATTATATTGTACATTTATCAAATGAATGGGCATACTCACATTATGCGGAAATTGAAAGAATGTATAAGGAGAATATTCGTAGTTACAAGGTGTACACGACGGCTAAGCATGTGTGGAGGCAATATTGGCAACCGCTAGCATGTTATGATAATGTAACTACAATTCCGCTGGGATGGAAAACAGGCTTTATGCGAGCATCTAAGGATATAGGATACAATCCAGTATTTGACGCCTGCTTCTTCGGGCAAATGAAAAGCGATAGATTAGAAATGGTAAATGTTATGAAAACTCTATCGGGGGGTTCGTATGTTTATGAAATAGATGGATGGAATGATAAAAAATCAGCACCGATAGAGGAGCAAATTAGGCTTTATAGAACGTCTATTATTTCTCCATGCCCAACGGGTAACTGCCACCCTGATAGTTTTAGAATTTGCGAGGTATTAGAATCGGGAGGTATACCTGTAGTTAAGAATTACCACGGATTTTCTTATCACGAAGAAGTATTTGGTAAACTAAACCCCATCCCAAGAATTGACTCATGGCACGAACTTCCAGGTTTGTTACAGAAAATTAAAAATTTTGATGAAAAAAAACTTGCAAATATCATAGGTACATGGTATTATAATTATAAGACCAATTTGAAAGAGCGTGTTGATAACATTTTACGTCAAACCAACTATGAATAGGAGAAATATATGTTTTATCTATCTGATGATAAGATGGTAATTAAAGATTTCTTTGGCAGTAAAGTTGGGTATTTTGTTGACGGTAAATTTTGCCAAGTTTTTCGAAAAAAGAATAACAAGGCGGAACTGTGTGATGAGCCGTATTTAAACGGTCTATCACCAATGGAGTTGGAGCAAATATCTGAACTATTACAAAGATCTACAAGCAAATGAAATGGGAAATTAGATTTCTTAAATTGGCTAAGCATATTTCAGAATGGAGTAAAGATCCAAGCACCAAGGTTGGCGCAGTGATAGTGGATGATAAAAAAAGAATAGTGTCAGTTGGGTATAATGGATTCCCAATTAATATTAATGATTCGTCAGAAAGACTTGACAATCGAGAAATCAAGTATAAAATGATAGTACATGCAGAGAGGAACGCTATCATCTTTGCACAGCGACCCCTTATTGGATGTACAATATATACATACCCTTTTATGCCATGTTCAGCTTGCGCTGGCATGATAATACAAAGCGGTATAAAGCGTGCTGTTTCTTATCATACTACCAATAAGAGATGGATAGACGATTTTGCAATTACTATGGACATGTTCAACGAAGCAGGTGTGGAGTTACTGATGTATGAAAATCCAATTGAATGAAAATCAGACAAATTACGCTATACAAATAGCTATGAAAAGGCACGACGCGAAAGATATAAGCTTTAGAAACAGGGATAGGTGGAAGTGCGAACATGGATTAAAAAATAAGAAATTAAGTTTTAAATCTGAATATCTGCCGCACTATATTGGTGTCTTGGGTGAACTTGGTTGGGCTATAGCCAATGACCTAAGCATTGATGAGAATATATATAGTGTCAGAGATTCTGGTGAAGACTTTGAGGGGACAGAAATAAAAACTATTACATATTTTGGGGCTGGCGAGCCAGAGTTAAAAATTACTCAAAAAGAATATAATAAACGCAAGCCGCCCAAGCTATACGTTTTAGCTAGAGTCTCTATTGACCGCGATGAGATTGAAATACTTGGAAAAATAACCAGGGAAAATTTTGATAAAGTAAAAGTAGAAAAGCAGTACGGTAAGAATTTGCCAAAAAATTATGTAGTGCCACTTTCCTTAATGGATAAAATGTAGAAAATGCCAGCGTAACTCAGTTGGTAGAGTAATTGATTTGTAATCAATCTGTCGTGGGTTCGATTCCCTCCGCTGGCTTTAAGGAGTAATCATGAAAATTTCACTTTTTTCAATATTAATTTTAATTCCGTCTATCTGTTTTGCGCAACAGCAACAGAACTCCACTCAACCTAATTATAGTCAACAATTACAAAATCAGCAAACACAAAATCAAAATCAACAATCGCAGCCACAAAATACATTTGTGACACCAAATCTGCTGGAGAGCTATAATTTTGGGAGTTTTTCACCATTTAGTCAACCTGCGGCACAACAGTTGCAACCAACGCCGCCCATACAAACAATAAATAAAAATAGTAAAATTCAACTGCCAAAAAGTACATTAAGAATAAAAGTTAAGATTGATATAGAATATAAAAAGCCTAATTTAGTAGAGTTAAAGGAGAAATTATATGACAGAATTTCTAGAATCCTGATAACTCGTGAAAATGTTAAGGTGTCTATTGACATCAGCAATAGGACTGCTACAATACAGGGGACGGTTAATTCAGACGAGGATTTGTTTTTGATACAGGGGCTTATCGCCCTTGAGCCTGGAATAGACAAGATTATAGACTTGTTGACTGTCTTACCTAAAGGATAAAGATTGATGAGATTATCGCAGCAGGAAATCGACAAACGTGTTGATCGCGTCGAGAAGCTCCTAGAATCAATTTTAAACAACTATGGTACTAGATACCTAGCTGTTAAATTGAATGAGCTATACGATCAGTATAACGAATTAGCGGAGGTGTCTACAGGTGGCGCCTTCAAAGATAGCTGGTCACATAAAGACCTTTTAGAATATTTATCAAAAAAATCATAATTACACTTTGAATTTAGACATAGTAAGGATATAATAAATCGTGAAAGCTAGATCTCCACCGAATCTTGACCGAAAAAGGGCATCGGGTTGATAGCCAAAAGCGATTCAATCAGGTTTTCACCTACAACCAGCGTGAGATTAGGTGGTAAAGAGATGGAACGTAACAATAGTTATCGTAAGGTTCAGGCCAGCGAGTAGCCAAACTCGCACAAGCTTACGAAAGTAAGCCCGACCCTGATGAGCCTCACAAGCTCTGCCGTTAACTATAAGATTTTATGAAAACTAGGCAATGCAGAGGTGCAACCTAGTGGGTCATAGCGAAAGCTGATAAAATTTTATAGTTAGAACCCTAATCCAGCAAGTAACAAAGAAGGCAATATGACCCTATAAACCCGTGGTGCGTATCCACATAATTTTGTTATAAACTTACAGGAGAAGAAAGAATGCTAAGTATTCAAGAGATGGCCGAGTCGCACCTTCTGAACGTTCAACGGGAGATTGTAGCTCTTAATGAACGGAAGAAGCAAATTGATGCAGATCTAGAAAAGCTGAATCAATACTTGGAGGAAGGCGTGAAGACTATCAAGGAAGTCCAAGGTGATAAACAGGTGGAAACACCTAAGTAATTGGCGTTTAGTTGTTTTAAGCTTTATTTTTTGGAGGTTAGTATGGAACGTAATGATTTTTACAAGGCTCTTTCCAATGTCAAGAATTCCTATGAATGGCAAATCGACAACGACAATAACATTGTCGCAACAAAGAGCCGTGGCAAGAATCGTGGATCGCTTTTTAATCCAGTGACGGCAGTAGCTAGCCTGAATGGCTACACCGTTGACGGCAATAACAAGCGCGCTACATTGAAGGCTGGAACTGCACTTGGTTTGCCCCGTAGCTTTACGGAACATCTCTATGAGGCTACTGTGAGCAGGTCAAATCGTGGTCATGCACAAGTTGTTCGCGGAAAGATTCGTTCAGCATTGGAGATCTAATATGAATTTAAATTGTTGGTTGGGATGTGGCAGACTGACGAAGGATGCGGAAATGTCTGTCACCAAGAAGGGAACAGCTATGTCTAAGTTTAGACTTGCTGTCAATGATCGGCGGAACGATGAAACACTGTTCTTGAACGTTCTGTGTTTCGGAAAGATGGCTGAAAATCTTCAATCAAAGCTTGTGAAGGGACGATTAGTCTCTATTCAAGGAAAGATTAAGATCGACAATTACGAGGATTCTGAAAAGAATAAGCGAAGTTCAATCTGCGTAATGGCAGATGAAATTTCTCTTGGACCATCTCCAGATCAAATATTGCAAAACACGCCCAATGAATAATTGGTTGTTGTAACCTAAAAAGCCCACCCTCCTAAATGGGGGGTGGGTTTTTTTATGCGACCATCTTGACAAAGCATAATTGAGTGATACAATAACCGTATCACAGTTTAACTCTTTGAGGTGGCATATGGAATACACTGACGCAACATCTTCTATTATTAGTGCTATCGTTAGCATATCGCTCTCTTTGTATTGGATATATTGCTTCCTAGCTGGATGCTCAGGCAGATATAAGGGCGCTATGGTTATTTCTGATGAGTTTGACATTGGATATGTTAGAAGTGTCGAGCCAGCAACGAAAGTAGGGGTGTCAAATAATCACCCTGATTCTAAACGCATTAAAGAACTAGAACGTAAGATTGAACTATTAAATAACAAAATAAAGCAAAAGCCAAAAGAATTCAAGCAGCCTAAAGTTGTAACTACGCAGAAGCCAGCAAAACCAGCTAAGCCACAAGTTCAGGTTAAAGAAGAAAGCAGCCTGCAAAAAGAATGCACATTAGCATTGGTGACCTTGGGCTTCAAGGAAAAACAAGCAAAACAAAGTGCGATGAATTTTTTAAATAATAATGATATTGACTCTGTAGAAGAATTCGTACTAAAATTCTTTAGTAATAAGGATAAAAAATGAAACTAAATTTAATGTGCCCAATAAATACTTTAGGTTATGGCTATACCGGTCTAAATATACTAAAGTCTCTTCACGCCAACGGCATTGAAGTCTCTTTGTTCACGATAGGTCAACCCCAAGTTTATACCAACGAAGATGCAGAGATAGTAAAGTCATGTCTTTCAAATGCGCAGATGTTTGACAAAAATGCTCCTTGTATAAAGATATGGCATCAAAATGATATGGCTCAATTTGTTGGTAAAGGTCAGCATATTGGATTTCCAATCTTTGAATTAGATAAATTTAATAAATTAGAACTTCACCATTTAGATTCTTGTGATAGACTTTTTGTCTGTTCAGAATGGGCTAAAGAAATAGTTAAAAGTAACTTTACTGAATATCATAAAATTTATTACAATGTAGATGTTGTGCCACTTGGAGTTGATACTAACATATTTAAACCTTCAAATTTAAGCGGTGGAAAAGATACAATATTCTTTAATTGCGGCAAGTGGGAGGTTAGAAAGGGTCACCCAGAACTAATCCAGGCTTTCATCAAAGCTTTTTCCCCAGATGATAATGTACAACTTTGGTTAATGTGTGATAATCCATTTAACTCAGATGAAGAAAATCTTAAATGGTATAGTTTGTTTAATACAACAAAACATTATGAAAATGGATTAATTAAGTTAATTCAAAGAGTCGCAACGCACAATCAAGTGTATAGTATAATGAGCCAAACTGACTGTGGAGTATTTCCATCCAGGGCAGAAGGTTGGAACCTAGAAGCTCTAGAGATGCTAGCTTGTGGTAAAAACATAATCATAACAGAACATTCAGCGCATACTGAATTCTGCAATAAAAATAATTCCCATCTTATACCAATAAAAGAAAAAGAACTAGCCTTTGATGATAAGTGGTTTTTTGGTCAAGGGTCTTGGGCTAAGCTTGACAACGACCAGATGGATGCTATAATAGAAAATATGCAGCTAATTCATAAAAAGAAACAAAACAATGAATTAACCGTTAATAATTCTGGAATTGAAACCGCCAATCTTTTTTCTTGGGATAATACATCTAAAAGGATCATTGAATGTTTAAAGCGTTAAAAAATTTGTTTATCAAACAAGAAACCCCTCCAGATGAAGAATTTGACGGGCCACAATACGAATCTAGCATATGCTACGCTTGCAATGAGGATGGGGAAATATTTGTTGATGTTGACATAAAAGACTACAATGAACAAACTATAAATAACTTTGCAAGAATACTATGCGGAATATCTTCCTTTAATTTTCATATAGAGACATTGAATATAATTAAGAACGGGTTCATAGAAAACGATAGAATAGATTTATTTCAAAATCTATTAAATGAAATTCTAAAAATCTCAAAGGAAGAAGTTTTTGCTTATCAAGATAAACTAGGAAAAGAAAACGAGGAACCGTGCATAAAGCCTTCAGATATGTTATAATCCAAAGGGAGACTTAACATGAAAACAAACAAGAAAATAGGTTGGCAAAAATATGAAGACGTTATAGAAAGTCAAATTAAATCACCACTAGCAAGTATGCTAATAAATTCATTCTTAGACGAAATGAATAAAGACGAAGATTTAGATGACGAAAAAATTACTGACGAACCAATACTCATGGCAGCGCCAGAATCCTTGTCAAATGAAATACAGCTTTTAGCAAATTTTGACTGCTGGATTGGTCATACAAATTTTAATCTTACTGAAGAAATAAAAAATCATCTTAACAAGATAGAAGGGATTGAAGTTCTAAAGATTTGTAGTCGATATAGATTCTTTATAGGTATCGGCAAGATGTTTGATTTTAAAAGTGTGCGGGAAGATATTGAAAACAAATTAATGCTAAAGGAAACAGTCTATGTTGACCAACGAGAACGAAAAGACCATTGAAGAATTGCTCTGTGATCAAAATGTTGTTAAAATAGCAAGGAAGGCATCTATCAGGTTCAATAAGCAATTAAATGAGGACGAAATCTATACCTGTATTTTAAACGCCCTATGGAAAGCCATTAAGAAATACGACCCTAACTTTGGTTCGAAATTTACTACATATTTGTACAACGGCGTAATTATGGAGTGTCTCACCCAACAAAAATTCAACTCTAACCTTAAATACCATCCTCATATTCATAATGTACAGGATGGTAGGAATTATATATCCAATATAGATATTTTAGACTATATTTCTAAGTGTGAACATCCAGATATTATTTATGATTATTATTTTAATAATAAATCCATAAAGGAAATAGCCAAGGAAAACAACGTCTGCGGCGAAACAATTAGGCTAAGAATCAAAAAAAATCTGAAAAAATTTAAAAACCAAGTTAATTAAGTGTATTATAGATAAGGAAAATAGGATTATAAAAGGAGTCGGACCATACAAAAATGATCTATTTTTACGAAGAGGTTTACTATGGACGACAAAGTTACTACAAATTGGAAAACGTATGCTACCTCCGGAACGACTGTAAGAGTTCAAAACGGCGGAACCGTCATTAATGGCGGAAACGTTCCCGCTGGAAGTCCTGTCAGCAAAATTTTAGCTTTAAATACAATAGCTGATGACATGGGGCAAACTTACGGCTCGTTAGTTGTAGCATTAGACGGCACAACTGGTGATACGACTGACGCAGTTGGTATTTCTGGAATTAAGTCATCTGTAGCTCTTGCCTACAAGGACAAGTCAGATGAATGGATTATTCGCGGCGTTGCTACTAAAATTGGCGGCGTTGCTAATAATGTTCTTTTAAGCACAAGTTCAGATTTTGATCATAAGTCACGCGACTTCATTAATGAACTTGTTACTACTAGATATCTTGGCTCTGGCAATAGCACCACATTTAATTACTACGCTAAACCAGACGGAACAATTACCCCCAATTTTGTTCGAGGTTCTGGCGCTGGCGGATTAGAAGCTTATGTAAGACCTTCCGGCAATGGTAGAATTCCAGCAATTGATGATGCAGCAGTTCCAACTAGAGCAATTCCTGGTGAATTGACATATCGCTTTGGTGGAGCAGTTCCAAAGAGCGATGTCTATAAAGCAAAAGATGCATACGAATCCTAATTTCTTAAATGGCAATAAGCCCCTTCCCAATTTTGGGTTGGGGCTATTTTTAATTGGGGGTAATTATGCTATTTTTTGCCCAAATCTCATCGTACTCGTATTTAATAGATTACATCGGGCTATTAATCCCGATTTTAGGAAGTCTTTTTGGTGTACTTGTCTTTATTCATAAAAAGATCTTTAAACCTCTAATACAAGCGTTTCAAGATCATTCAAATTTAATTAAGTCTGTAGAAATAATAAAAAGCGAAGTAATACCAAATGGTGGCGGAAGTTTAAAAGATAGTGTAAACTCATTAAAAATAACTTGCGAAAGAATGGAAAAAAGGCAAAAGGTTATAGAACAACGAACTAAAGCTGGGCTGCACTATCACGACCAAGCCCTATTTGAAGTTGATAAAAACGGTAATCTGATCTGGATTAATGAAAAGTTTTATGAAGTTACTGGTAAAACACAATCAGATATGGAAGGATATGACTGGATAACTTATATTCATGATGAAGAACGAGAAGATTTCTTAAAAGAATTTCAATCCTGCATAAATATGGGAAGGAAATTTGAATTTGAAACAAGATCCAGCGACAATAAAAGATTAAAATTTGTAGGATATCCCTACAAGATCAACGAAAAAGAACACCACGGTTTTTTGTTTCACTTATTAATTATTTAATATTGGAGAATATCATGAATGAAGGTTCTAAAAGTTTTCAGTTAAACCAAGCTGATTTAATTAAATTAGCCAAAAACGCATTGCTTGTTTCTCTAGCCGCCGGATTAACATTTGTTGGCGAAAATCTAGCAAATATAAACATTGGTCCATCAAGCGCTCTTATAGTTCCTGTTGTAGCTTTGGCGGTCAACACCCTCGTTAGATGGATTAAGGATTATAGCAAACAATAACCAAGGAAAAAATCATGGACATCATTATTGGATTTCTTTTTTTAATATTCTTTTGCGGCATGGGATTATTTTCTTTACTCAAAGATAATTTTGAGTATACAATAACATTCATGCTACAAATGCTTATTAGCGGTGGCGGTGGATTGTTTTTATTATATCAAAATTTCTCTAAAATAAAAGATTTTTTGATAACCAAAAAGAAAAAGGACGAAGATATGAATGAGAAAGAATTAGATTTGTCAATTGAGGAAAAAGAATTAATGGATTATAAAACTTTAGTCTATCTAAAGAAAAGGGCTAAAGAGATTGACTCGGCTGAAATGTTAGAACTTGTGATAAAGATGAACAATCTATTGTTTTCTGAACAAAAAGGAAAAAAGGCATGAACAAATATTTATCGTTTTTTGCTGGAGCTATTGTAAGTCTCCTGATTGCTTCCAACACCTTCATGGTAGTTAAAATTGCGTCGGAATCAACAAATAAAGTTTTAACAGTATCCTCAAGTGTTGACTCAAAGGAACTTCAAAAAGTAAAAGATGAATTTGATAAGATTGAATCTAAAGAAGATAAGCTATTAATCTATAAACTTTTCGCCGGTGCCGGTGAATATCTAGAAGTTGCCGAAAATCTTCAAACAACTGCGCAGTTTGATCCAATTTTTGGTAAGGTCCAAACATCATACGGATGGAATAGGGAAAAATATCCAAATTTCACAACCTCCGTTTCAGAATATCTAGTAAGCGTAAAGTATGATGAACCTAAAAAATTGTCAACGAAAGAAGACAGACAAAACTTTGCGGCTATATTTAAAAATCTAGCGGAGAAATTAAAATGAGTGGTGAAAATCTTTTCGGCTGGGTTTATGATCCAGCTAAAGTTGAAGAAGTAATGGAATCTCTACCATTTCCAATATTTAATGATGTATGGGCACCAATTAAAGATAGTGGAAAAGGTAAAAAGATTTTTTTATACGAAGTGATACGCAAAGTTGCTGGTACTTTTCCCATGAGAAAACAAGATATTGGAGATTGTGTTTCACATGGGGCAGCATACGCTGTAGATGCTGTTAAGTGTGTTGATATTTTTCTAAAGAATGAATTTGAAGAATGGGTTGCTGAAACTGCTACCGAAGATATTTATGGTGGCAGTAGAGTTCAAATTGGTGGCGGTAGAATTTCTGGCGATGGTTCAGTGGGTGCATGGGCCGCAAAGTATGTTAATACATATGGCGCATTGCCGCGACAAAAATACGGAGACATTGATCTAACTAATTATAGCGGTTCTGTTGCTCGCACATTGGGAAGAAATGGAGTTCCTAAAGAACTATTAGAAATAGCTAGACAACATCCAATTCATGTCGTATCAAGAGTTGATACATATGAACAAGCAAGAGATTTGATTTGTAATGGATACGCTGTAACAATAGCAAGTAATCAAGGTTTTTCATCTAGAAGGGACGAAGAAGGCTTTGCCTCTCCTCAAGGAAGCTGGGCTCACCAAATGTCTATACTCGGTGTTGATGATGAATATAAGCGCCCAGGTGTTTTGGTTCAAAATTCATGGGGCGTATGGAATGGTGGTCCAAAAAGAAATAATCAACCTGACGGATCTTTCTGGGTAGATGCAGAAGTTATAGAAAAGAGAATTTTAAGCCAGGGTGATTCATGGGCTTTTAGTAGTTATGAAGGCTTTAAACCTAGAAAATTAAATACAAGGATTATATAATGAAAACTAGCACATTAATATTGCTCGTTTTTTTATTAGTAACATTTTTACCTTTACAATTTTTTGGTAATGATCTTAAAGAAAAGAATAAATTTCAATTTGATCATGCAAAGAATGAGGGCTATATAGCCCATATAGTAAATTCTTACAACCCGCAGTCTACTCCAAATGTACTTCCAGATGACTCTAAATGCGACTGTAGGGGCTCAAAAACGATGGTTCATGGCGATGGTCATAGAACGCCATGTCAATGCTATAACGAAGGTGATGGAGCCTGCGATTGCGTAAAGAAAGAAGCCGGTATATACTACGGCGCAGAATTAAAAAAAAAACTGAATGAGCCTGAAAATAAGTTTTTGACAAAACAAATACTATTGTTTACATCTGACTCCTGTTTGCCATGCTTACAATTTAAAGAAACTGAAATCCCGCAATTAAAAACCGCTGGATGGCAAATAGGAGAAGGATTAGATAACCATATTCGTCTAGTTAATATTGACAATGACGCTACGTTGTATAAAATGTATGGTAAGTCTAGAAAAATACCACTATTTGTTTTATTTGAAAATCAAAAGGAAACCAAATCATTAATCGGATTTCAAAAAGCAAAAAATATATCTGACATGTGGAATCAATAATGAATCCATACGACATACTACATGTCTTGTTTAACGACGATGGATATTCAAATGAATTCATATCTATAAGCATATCAGATCCTGTAAATATAAATATATCTAAAAATGAAAATAGATATATAATTCAATTTGATGGAAACAGGCCCGTATTAAAAATCAAAAAGATATTAAAAGTGTCTATAAAAATATCTAGCATCATACTAGAAGAAGAATCAGGCGTACTTGTGTTAGATAATTTCCCAGACATACCAATTAAATACGAATGGCTGTTTCCTGCTGAAAAAGAATAATTTTGCTTGGATTTGATTTGCTTACTAGATACTATATTTACTATCTTAACAGTATCTTACTATTGAATTACAAAGGGATAAGATGGCTAAAAATACGAATATGGGCAAGAAGTTTTTGTCTGATCTCAAGCTTTATTCAGACTATTTGAATTGGAACAATGAACTTCAACGATATGAAAACTGGGAAGAAGCATGTGAGGATATAATTGATGGTCATAGAAAGTTTTACGACCAATATTATGATGACGAATTTGAAGAATACCTATCTTCAACTCTTGATTCTCTAAAGTCGCAGACTGTTCTAGCCTCTCAGAGAAATCTGCAATTTAGATATCCCCAATTGTTGCAGCATAATGCTAGAATTTTTAATTGCACCGTTGTACATGCTTGTCGCCCCAGAGTATTTCAAGAAATATTCTATCTAGGATTATGCGGTTGTGGAGTTGGCGCTTCTCTACTAAAACCGTTCATAAACTGTTTACCAAAGATTAACATTAGATCTTTGGGAACTAAGACATTTGTAATTCCGGATTCTATTGAGGGCTGGGCTGACGCCCTTGGTGTTTTAATGTCCTCGTATTTTGATGATGAGCAACCCTTTCCAGAATATGCTGGATATGAAATAAAGTTTGATTACTCATTAATCAGAGAAAAGGGTACATTTATTAGTGGCGGCTTTAAAGCCCCAGGTCCAGACGGATTAAAGGCATCTCTAGAAAAGATAGAAAAATTATTGGAGCATTGGATTAAAACTGAAGGAAATACAATGCGACCAATATTAGTATATGACGTTATATGTAACGCATCAGACGCTGTACTTAGCGGTGGCGTAAGAAGGTCTGCATTGTCAATGATAGTTGATCCTAATGATTCTGAAATGATTCATGCTAAGATTGGTAATTGGAGACAAGAAAATCCACAACGAGCAAGATCAAACAATTCAGTATTGATTCCAAGAAAGTCTAGTGATGATAAATTTTTTAAGAAAATCGTAGGATTAAACGAGGGTGATAACGATATTGGTTTCGTATTCTGCAATACTTGGTTCGACGTATTTAATCCATGCTTCGAAATAGGTTTTACCCCTGTAGATGTAAACACAGACTTGACCAAGATTGAATACGACGACATTGAACCTTGGACAATGAAAAACAAATCTAAGTTTGGCGTTCAGATGTGCAATCTTAACGAAATAAATGCAGAAAAATGCCAAAATGAAAGTCAATTTTTAAAAGCCTGTAAAGATGCTGCTATACTTGGAACACTTCAGGCTGGCTATACAAATTTCCCATACTTGGGCTCAAGAACAGAACAACTTGTTGAACGCGAAGCTTTGCTCGGTGTTAGCATTACCGGATGGATGAATAATCCCAAGCTATTTGACGCTGAACTGCTGCGTCGTGGGGCTAAGGTTGTGATTGAAACAAACCAAAGTCTTGCAAGAAAAATTAATATCAATGCCGCAGCTAGAACTACATGCGTTAAACCATCGGGCAATGCTTCCGTTATATTAGGAACAGCTTCTGGAATCCATCCAGAGCATTCCGAAAGATATTTTAGAATCATGCAATTAAATAAAGATTCAAATACCGCAATTTGGTTAAGCCAACACATGCCATTTTTACTTGAAGAAAGTGTGTGGAGTGCAAACAAAACGGATTATGTCGTATTTGTCCCGATAGTAAATCCCAAAGATGGTTTGTTTAAAAAAGATATGAAAGGAGTAAAACATCTTGAACTCATTAAACTTGTTCAACAAAATTGGATTGTTCCTGGCACAAATCCTGAACTTGGAATATGCAAGGAAACAACTCATAACTGTTCCTGTACCGTCATTATTGACAATAAAGAAGAAATCGTAGATTATATATGGACTAATCGAGATAACTTTACAGCCATTAGCTTTATTAGCGATTATGGCGATAAAGATTTTAATCAAGCGCCATTTACATCTGTCTTAACAGCAGAAGAAATATTTGAACAATATGGTAAGGGCGCTTTATTTGTATCCGGATTAATCGTTGATGGTCTTCACTATTTTGATAATAATCTTTGGCAAGCTTGTGATTATCTATTGAATGCAGAGTTAGCAATCTCTGGCACTAGAGAACAAACGATGTTAAAGAAATATTGGCTTAAAAGAGCTAAGCAATTTGCTAAAAACTATTTCAAGAGTGATATGAAGAAAATGGTATACTGCTTGAAGGAAGTTCATTTGTGCCATAAGTGGGAGACAATCAATCGCCAAATGAAAGAGGTTGATTTTGGAAATATACTAAATAAACCAGAATATAAAGATGTTTCAGAATATGGCGCCATGTCTTGTAGCGGTAAAGATGGCTGTAGTATAAATCATATATAATTAATTTCTTATAATCACAATAAATAGGATCGTCAATATGATAGGATTAAGTTACTCTAACGATACGTTGAATTTTTTGCAAGTTAAGTGCGAATTATTAAATAGTCATGGAAAAGCCCCAACAAGGGCACATTCATCTGACGCTGGATGGGATTTATATTCATCTGAAGATGCCGTAATTCCTGCCGCAATGAGAGGCGTTGTAAGAACTGGAATCGCTATTGCTATCCCAGAAGGATTTGTAGGTTTAATTTGGCCGCGATCTGGATTGTCGGTCAAAAAAGGCATAGACGTATTAGCCGGTGTTATAGACGCTGGTTACCGTGGAGAAATAATGGTGTGTTTATTGAATACCGATAAAACCTTTGATGTCAATATTAAGCGTGGTGACAGAATAGCGCAAATTCTCTTTCAAGAAGTGCCAACATTCACCATGGAAGTGGTGGATAAATTAGATAATACAATTCGCGGAGAAGGAAAGTTTGGTAGTTCAGGACATTAAATACTTTTCTAAATAGAAAGATTTTTATGACCAGACGAAAAGAAAAACAACAAGAACAACATTCAAATCAAAAAATTAAAATTGTAGAAGGTAAAACAAATAATCAAAAGGAATATATAAGATCAATTATTGAGAATGAAGTTATTTTTTGTTCTGGTCCTTCGGGATGTGGAAAATCGTTTATTGCGGCTGGTATAGCCGCCGAACATTTACACAGGGGCGATATTGAGCAGATAATAGTAACAAGGCCAATCATTTGTACCGGTAAAGAAATAGGCGCACTACCTGGAGATCTATCTGAAAAAATAAATCCATACTTAATGCCAATGCAAGAAAATTTTAGATTCTTTCTTGGGCAAGCTTTTTATGGTTTATATGCAAATGAAAAAAAGATAAGGTATGAGCCTATAGAAATAATGCGTGGCGCCACGTTTAATAACGCTTATATGATTTTGGATGAAGCTCAAAATTGTACATTTGATCAAATAAAAATGTTCATAACTAGAATGGGCCAAAATTCTAAAGTTTTAATTAATGGCGACACAAGACAAACTGACCTAAAGGGAAAGAGCGGCCTATGGTCTTGTATGAATAAGCTTAAAAATATTGAGGGGATATCTATTGTAAATTTAGATAACTCTGATATTCAAAGACACGGAATGATAGGAAAGATATTAAACGCTTTGGAGAGTGATGATTATGCCAACTTATAATTTGTATTGCCATGATTGCTTGCAAGAAATAGAAATAGAATGTAGAATATCTGATTACGATAACCGTATGAAAAATATTGTATGTCCAAACTGTACTTCTAGAAATGTATACAGAGATTATGTAAGAGATAATATTTACTCGTCTGTTCGAGATGTTAAAACTATAGGTCAGCTAGCAGATAAGAACTCAAAAGAAAATAAAAGTAAGATACAGGAAATAGAGGCGCAGAAACCTAAAAAGCAAACCCCCTGGTATCATAATGCTGGAGGGGCGAGCCCGCAGGAAATAAATAAAATGACAAAGAAACAAAAGAAAGACTATATAATGAAAGGCAAGAAATAATGGAGTATATTAACAAAAGTTTTATTGTTAATGAAAATAAGTCAGAAATACTTTTTGATAGATATGGACAAAAGGTAGAGGATGGAAAAGAAAAAAATTACGCAAAAATTGTTGTAAATGACAATGTTGAGTCCTATTATATTAGGACGTATCAGAATATGCCTTACGATCCATTAGGAGCCTATAGTCGTAGGGAAATATTCAGAGATACAAAAATGCACAGAGTATCAAAAAATACTTTTGATTTTTACATGATGTATCTAGGAACAAATAATTCTATTTATTTAACTAAGGCTCAAAGGGGATTTATAAATGACTAAAAAGGGACCACTTAGTAAAGCCGAAGCCTTTTATATTAAACACCACTACAAGGTTAATGATGTAGATGAATTGTCCAAAGAATTGAATAGGGCTAAAAGCCTAGTAGAATCTCATGTAATCAAATGCCGCAAAGAAGACGAAAAAAATGAAGTTTTGAGCGTATCAAATCAAATGGGTTTTAGAAAAGGTTCAGCCGTAATGACTGAGGGTGCCGCCATTTTAGCTGATACGATTAAACGTGGACTTCCATCTAAGCCTTCAAATTGTGTGACTAAAATAAAATGAGCAAAGAAGAATGGCTTAATGCCTATAGAAAAAATAAAAATGCCATATGGATAAAGTGCCAACTTACCAATGGTGAAAATTTATTCTTCGATGAATTCGAAGGCTGGACGATAATAAAAGATAGGTGTGATAATGAAGGTCTATTTTTAGATAGCCTATCACTTCAATTCAGGTCGCACAAGGTAGATATAGACATATCTGATTGTGATGGCGTATATCTTATTAGATCCATCATGGGTCAAATGGGAAGTGATAGTAAGAACTATTTCACAAGTGGAAAAGTCTCCAAAGGTAAAGTCTATAAAAAAATGTGGTTAATTCCAGAATTGATTGTAGAAAAGGAATTTGAAGATGACGTTGAAGACTGTTTCTCAGAAGCAATTATCTATGACAAAAAGAAAAAGAACAGAGAAAAGTAAATATAAACACCAAAGCACTGGCGATCATTGCACATGCGCAGCATACGTTGCGGAAATAATGTGTATGAGAAACGCAGAATTTAAAAATTTAGGATCTTTACCTTATAAATTCTGGAGTAAAAAACCTTGGGACTGGACATTTAAAAAACAGTTATGGGCCGCTCAAAAGTTACTAAAAAACTATTCAGAGGCGGCTCTCGTTAAAGCTATTCATTCTAAAGAATTCTCTAGTATTTTTTCGTTAAATAACCCAAGGGTATTGCCAATACTAAAGAAGTATGAAATAATTGTTAGTCAAGAGCTATCTAAAAATCAAAAACTTGAAGTGAATGAAAAGCCCGAATCTAGAAAAAAGACATACGGCAAGAAATCAAAAATAAATAAATTAAGAGGAATAGAAAACAATGGCGAAGAAACTGAAGAGTAAAGTATTTGAAGATGATGTTATTAGCAATCAAATTAATTCTAAATTTGGAAATATCGTAGAGAGTGGAGAGAAGGTCTTAGAAGATCTTCAAGAATTAAAAAAGATAGGAATATCTCCATCTTTAGATATAGCCCTTGGTGGTGGGCTAAGAGAGGGAAGTTGCGTAGTAATGACTGGCGATCCAAAGACTGGAAAAGATCAACCTTTATCAGCAATCGTCTATACTCCAGATGGGCCAAGAAAAATGGGCTCATTAAAAATTGGAGATATAGTTTGTACTCCAAATGGCGGAGAAACCGCAAGAATAAATGGAATTTACCCTCAAGGTATAAAAGATGTTTATAGAATATCTTTTAACGATGGCACATTTGCAGAATGTGGTATAGATCATTTATGGAAAGTTTGTAAAAATTATCATGGAAGAAATGACGAGTGGGTAGTCTTACCTTTAAGACAAATAATAGAAGAGGGTTTATTCTATAGCGATAGACCAAAATGGAAGATTCCTATTTGTAAACCGGTTTATTTTGACTGTAAAAATCTTGAAATAGATCCATATATACTAGGATGTTTAATCGGAGATGGAGGACTATCACAAGGAACTCCTATTATTACTACAGCAGATGATGAAATTTTAGAAGCTTTTAAAAATTACGCTAAAGATAATGATCTGGAAATTCATCATAAATCTAAATATGACTATTCTATAGTTGGATATGGAAAAAATATAAATAATTTAACTAATAAATTAAGAACATTAAATCTTATGGGTAAAAAATCACATTCAAAATTTATTCCACAAGATTATCTTTATTCATCTATAAATGATAGATTTGAATTAGTTCGTGGCTTAATGGATACTGATGGTTATAATGACAATGGTAAATCAGCAGAATATAGCACTGCGTCTTATGCTTTAAGTATTCATGTTTCAGAATTATTACGATCACTTGGTTATATGGTTAAAATAAAAGAAAGAATGACAAAATGCAACGGAAAAGAGTTTAAATCTTTTAGATTGTATATCTCTGGAGATGATATTAATCAATTATTTAAAATTAATCGTAAAAAGTTTTTAACAAAACGAATAAAACCAGAACTATTTAAAACTATAGTAAAAGTTGAACTTGTCAGAAAAGAAGAAACTCAATGTATTTTTATTGATCATCCAGATCATCTTTATTTAACTGATAATTTTAATGTTACTCATAATACTACCACTGCTTTATATTTTGCCGCAAAAGCACAAGCTCTAGGCAAGAATGTTATTTATTTCAATACTGAAGGCAGAATAACAAAAGAAAATTTTATTGGTATCAAGGGACTAGATCCGTCAAAAATAAAAATAGTACAATCAACCGATGAATGCCCACTAGTTTCCGCTGAAACGTATTTGAATGCCCTTGAGATTTATGTTAAAAGCAGCCCAGACTTGGTTGCTATAATTGATTCAGCTTCTAATATGGTTCCCAAAGAAGAATTAGACGGTGAGATCAGAACTGGTGTTAGAAATTCATTACCAAGACTACTGTCAATGTTCTTTAAAAGAATAAGTGGTGATGTAGCTAGAAATAAAGCTATTCTAATATTTATCACCCACAATATAGCTAACACAAGCGGATCAAGATTCGCGCCACAAAAAATTGCTGACTGTGGAAATATGATGCAATATCAAGCTGGAACCAATATGGTAATTACACATAGAGGTAAATGGCTAGCTTCTGGGGCGTCTGTAAATGAAGATGAAAAGTCTACTGGCCCACACGTTGGACAAATTGCCAATTGGATAATAAAGACATCTGCCGCAGGTGGAAAGCCCATGACAACAGCCGAGTCATGGATTAGATATGGCGTTGGTATAGATGAAGCCCAAGAAATAGCTCAATTAGCTAGTCAATTTAGTATGATAAAGAAAAGCGGAGCGTGGTACGAAATATCTACTGCGATAGACAACAAAGATGATCCAGCCATTAAAAACATTTTAATTAAAAATGATATAGACCTGAATAATGATGAGGCCGTTCAAAAGTTTTTTAGATTTCAGGGCATACAAAAAGTTACAGATTTCCTGACCGAAAATGAAGATTTGAAAGATTATATTTATAATCAAATCAGAGAGATACTATGAAAGTAAAGGGATTAAATAATAAAGTATATATTATTGATTCAAAAAAATATGTAATTAAAAATAATGACACTAGAAAAAAAAGATCTTCATTTCACATAATGGCAAGGGATTTATTAAAGGATGTCTTTTGTGGATATTTGATTTTAGAAGAGGTTAAACTTCCAGGTTCCACCTGCCCCAGTAAAAAATCCGTCCTATTCCTTGACTTTCTCGTTCCAACATTTAATCTAGGTATAGAAGTTCATGGAAGACAACATTATGAATATTGTCAATTTTTCCATAAAACTAAAGCTGGATTTTTAGATCAAAAAAGAAGAGACTCAGTAAAAGAAAGCTGGTGTGAACTAAATAATATAAATTTGATAGTTTTTAATTATGCAGATGATATCCAAATATGGAGAAAGCAACTTGAATGCATCTGAGCGTTTACAAAAATTTATAGAAAATATAGATTCATATATAGAATCTAAAAATTTTATAGGTCCAAAATTTAGTCAAGAATTTAAAATTGCAGATGAACTAGACCTTGAAAAATTAAATTTACTTACAAAAGATGAATGTTTTTCATACGCTTTTATGCTATACCAATACGCTGATTTTATAGCCACTGAATTAAATAAAAACAAATCTGTCGTGTGGTATTGCGAAGATTCTTTAAATAAGATTCTTGCATCGGAAGTGGATAATATGCCGCAGTACACAAAGCATGAGATAAAAGCTGCCGCTATTCTAAAAGAAAATGAAGTAGCGAAAAAAATAAACGAATGGAAAATAATTGCTCAATGTAGGGTTGACTTATTGCAAACTAAGGAATATAATTCAAGAAGAAAGGCTGACTGTTTAATAGAAAAGGGTAAGAGGAAATGAGTAATTTTGATGATTTTTTAGATACATTATCAGATGAACAAAAACAAATGCTCTGGGAAAGCCTACAGGCAAAAAGAGTAGAGGAAAGGCCCACCCCAAAGGTGGAAGCTAAAACTCTTCCAAGTAAACGGCAATCAGTTATTGTTAATGAGAATTTTTTCGTAACACGACAGGGAGAAGAATCAAGGGGGAAAAGTCCGGTGAGAGCTAGAAAAAATCAGTGGCAAGACGAAGGCGAATTTAGAGATGTAGAAACTCCTAAAGGGGATCGAACACCTAGAAATCGCGAAAAGTCAAAGAAGGTAGAAGTAGAATGCCATGTGTGTGGCAGAGCATTTCAAGTTGATCCTCGATATATTTATGGTGATTATCAGAGATGTAATCGTTGCGTAGGACACTAATATGAATTTACAACTCACCGATGTAGGTGCAGAGCGTGCAGTCTTAGCTGGATTGTTCACATATGGAATTGAAGCGTATGTAGAAATATCTGATATTATTAATTACCAAACTTTTGGTCATTATAATAATCAAATTCTTTATAAGTGCATAGAGAAGATTCTACAAAGTGAGTCTCAGGTAGATTTACCATCTATTCTATCCGCAGCCCAACAACTGGGGCATTATGAATTAATAAATACTAAGCAAGAATTAGAATATATTCATTCATTGATGCAGTTTCCCATAAAAAAGAATAATGTAATCAATTTTGCAGCTCAAATTAAGAAGTTTGAGTTTGCAAGAAAGATTAAAAAATTAGCAGAAAAAATATCTAAAGATATCGAATCCATAAATGGTGACGAGAGCATTGATGATATTATCGGCATGGTAGAAAATCCCATAGTTGGATTTCTACGAGAAGATGATATATCAGAAAAGCCTCAAAACATTGGTGACAATGTTGAGGATTATTTCAATTTCTTGCTTGAAAATAAATGCGATCAAATAGGTATACCAACTGGCTTTCCTAGATATGACTCAGCTATTGGCGGCGGTCTTAGAAGAAAGTGTGTAGACCTTGTGTCAGCTAGACCCAAGGTTGGCAAAAGTGTTTTTGCTGATAATGTAGCTTTAAATATTTCTTCATCTGGCGTTCCAGTATTGATGTTAGATACTGAAATGTCAAAAGAGGATCATTTAAATAGAATATTGGCAAATCTTAGTGGTGTGCCCATTAATGAAATATCTACTGGTAAATTCTCAGAAGATGAAGAAAAGACTTTGAAAGTAAGGCTTGCTATAGATAAAATAAAGAACATACCCTATACATATGTTAGTGTGGCTGGAGCGCCATTTGAAAGCATTTTGAACACTATTAAAAGGTGGGTAATCCACAATGTAGGTCAAGATGAAAACGGAAGAACTAACGAATGTGTGGTAATTTATGATTATCTAAAACTAATGTCCTCTAGTTCAATTACTAATAATATCCAGGAGTATCAAGCTTTAGGTTTTCAGATCACCTCGCTGCATAACTTAGCCGTTAAATATGACTTCCCGTGCCTATCGTTTGTTCAATTGAATCGCGATGGTATTACTAAAGAAAGCACTGATGCCGTTAGTGGTTCAGATAGATTGATTTGGTTATGTACATCATTTTCTATCTTTAAAATAAAGTCTCCAGAAGAATTGGCGGAAGATGGGCCTAATGCTGGAAATAGAAAATTAGTACCCATTGTTTCTAGACATGGACCTGGAATGGAAGATGGAAATTATATTAATATGAAAATGTTTGGAGAATTATCTTCATTAAAAGAATTGAGAACTAGAGATGAGTTTAAAGTTAGCAATAACAACGATGGTGCCATAGAAGGTTCAGACTTACCATTTGAAGAGGACTGAGATGAGTTTGTATTTGATAATAATATCTACCATGTGTTATTTCTTGACAGCGATAGGGAATCTAAGACAAAAAGACTTCCCACACGCTTTTATATGGTTTAGTTATGGTTTGGCTAACTGTGGTTTTATATGGTACGAGACTACCAAGAAGATAATAAATGAATAAAACATTTTTTGCTGCAAGTTTAGATAGGCACATGTTTATGAAAAACAATAATTTATACGATATGCAAATTGAAAATCTTATTCCAGATTTCTGTGACGATCTAGAGTTAGATCTTAGGTGTTCAAAACTTTTATCTGAAAAGTGCAAGAACTCAAAAGAATATAGCTATAAACTATATTCATCTTTATGTAATAACAAGTTTAAGAAAAACAATAATATTTGCAGCTATAGTTTTAGAGTAGTATCAGGCATAGTTGCAAATTTAAATGAATCAGGCGACTACATTGATTGGTATTGCTCAGGTTATGAAGGTTTAATTAATCAGGAAGTTATTGAAGATCTAAATAGTTTAGGCTGGGAATTACATGTTAAGCAAAATGAAAAACACTAAGCATCATTTTGATTTAAAGAAAATTAAAAATGCTATTTCTAATAATCTAGATTTATTACTAGATGACTTAGGTATAAAATATGAGACTTTTGATAAAAACTATTACTCTACATGTCCCATTCATGCGGGTAGCGACAATAAAAGGGCCATATCAATATCAAAAGATAGAATGACTTGGAGATGCTGGACTAGAGGATGTCATGAAAATTATGGAACTGACATACTACATTTTGTACAAGGCGTACTCTCCTCCAGATCTAATGAAAAAGTTGACTTTATAAAAACAGTAAAATATATCTGTAGGCTTTATAAGTTAAATTTAAAAGACAATTCACACACAAAAGTTGAGCATTTTGAAAATGAATTATATGAAATAACAAAGATTTTTGAGCCACAAAAAAGAATCATAACAGACATAAATATTCCTCAACTGAGCATATCCGACAGTTGTGATTATTTTATATCGCGTGGCTTTAAAGCTGAAACCCTTAAATACTTTGGCGTTGGAGATTGTCTTGATTCAGACTCAATAATGAAAAATAGGGCAATAATACCTATTCATGATAAACACAATAATGTCGTTGGTTATATTGGTCGCGCAATTAAGCCCTACATAACTCCAAAGTTTTTATTTTCCAAGGGGTTTAAAAAAACAGATCATCTATATAACTACAATAGAGCTATTGACATAGTTTCCGATACATCTACACTATTTCTAGCTGAAGGTCAAGGCGATGTTTGGAGGCTGTATGAATCTGGAGTAAAGAACTGCGTTAGCATATTTGGCAGGGAAATATCAGAGATTCAAAAACAACACATATTAAGTATGAACATAACCACACTGGTAGTATTAACAGATGACGATCAATCTGGAAGGGAATCTAAATTTCAAATACAAAGACAATTTAGTAGAATGTTTAGCTTAAAGTTCCCCAGATTGCCCAAAAAAGATATCGGGGATATGAAGATAGAGCAAGTACAAAAGGAAATATTAACACAGGTGAAAGGCTTATATTGATGAGTAAAATATTTGGTATAGCTGGAAGAAAACAATCTGGGAAAAATACAACCGCCAACATTATTCACGGTTTTGTCCTTATGGATAAAAATATGATAATGGATTTCAATATTGACCAGTATGGAACACTCTTCATAAAGACCAAAAATAGATTTGGCGATGAGGGATGGGGCGAATTTGATATAAATCGAAAAGACAAAGAATTTTTAGATTATGCTGAATACAATCTTTGGCCCTTCGTAAAACTCTATAGCTTTGCAGATACTCTTAAATGGATATGTATTGATCTATTTAATATACCGCCTGAGTGCGTATACGGAACAGATGAACAAAAGAACACAGTAATCCCGCATTTGCTGTGGGAAAATATGCCTGGCGTTATTACACCGGAAAACGCCTGGAAAATATTTCATACTTTTAATAGTTGGAATTATCATAATTTAACTCAAGAAGAAATAAAAATTCTTAATGAGAAAATAAAAACGCAATTTTCGCCCCAAGACTTTAATCCATATAATCCAACGTGGTGTGTATTTCCAGATAAAGGAATATTTGTACATAAGTCCGGCCCAATGACTGCTCGCGAATTTATGCAATTCTTTGGCAGTGAAATTATGAGAAAAATGTATTCAAATATTTGGATAGACAATACAATAAAAAGAATTAAAAGTGAAGGAAGTGAATTAGCTATATTATGCGACGTTAGATTTCCCAATGAAATAAATGCAATTAAAGAAAATGGTGGCAGTGTAATTAAATTAACCAGAGCCATTCATAAAGACACTCATCAGAGCGAAGTTGCATTAGATAATTTTGATAAATCGCATTTCGCAGCTATCATAGATAATCAAGATAATTCTTACACTATAGAAAATCTCATACAAGATGTCAAATCCATATACAGATCTATTTGATAGCCCTCCCTGGAGAAAACAATGATAGTTACCTATATCAGGTCTAGTAGTTATAATAATTATGATTATTGTCAAATGCAATACTTTTTAACCTATGTCTTGGGCTATCAATCCGATTCTGGCAAAAAAGCTGAATTAGGCACGATAGTCCATAAAACCCTGGAAGTTTTAGCTGGACTGAAAAAATCAGCACAGGATTTAAAATCTAGACAAAAATACATAGAAGTAATTGACGACACAATAGATAAGTATCGCATTGATAAATCATTACTACTTACAGACGAAATAGTAAATGACATTTTTGAAAAAAGTTTTGAGGCTTATACTTCTAGGTCTAAACACGACTGGACACAATCTGATAAAAAAGAGTGTACAAAATTAATATGGAATACATTAAAGTTTAATAATGGTCAATTTGACCCAAGATTCAGGAATATTATAGATCCAGAGCCGCATTTTGACATACCAATAGAAGAAGATTGGGCCAAGTATACATACGAGCTACCAGACGGCCAGATTATAAATGGCGTTTTAGCCATAAAGGGAACCATAGATTTAGTTACAAAGGTGGCAGACGACGTAATAGAGGTCATAGATTGGAAAACTGGCCGTCGTTTAGACTGGGCCACTGGCGAGGAAAAGGATGAAAGCAAGTTAGCAAAAGATCCGCAGTTATTATTATACAATTATGCAATTTCTAAGTTGTATCCTCAATACAAACAATCTATAATGACTATCTACTTTATCAAGGATGGCGGTCCTTTTAGCATGTGCTTTGACAAAAGCGATCAAGATAAATTTTTAAATATGTTAAAGGGTAGATTCCAGGAAATAAGGCAAAATATCGCCCCCAAACCAATTTCTCCAAAGAGGGATAACTGGAAATGCACTAAATTGTGCCATTTTTGCAAAAACAATTGGGAGGGAACTGATAAAAATATGTGTATTTATATAGAGGATCATATAAAAAATCACGGAATTAAAAAAACCGTAGAAAAATGTAGCAGACCTGGATTTAACATTGGTTTTTATTCAGCCCCTGGGGCTTGATTAGAGGAGAAATTATGCCTATTCCATCGAAGAAAAAGGGCGAAGATAAAAATAAGTTCATGTCGCGTTGCATGGGTGATTCCGGTATGAATAAGGAATTTCCAGATAGCAAACAAAGAGTGGCGGTTTGCATGTCAAAAGCCACTGAAGATATGAACTATATAGAAGCTGCGGATTTTAAGATTTACTTTGATACTCACGGTTCTGAAGAAGAAGTAGATCAAGAAAATTTATATATTCCAGCAGAAAATGAATACGTCACCGCTGAAGAGTGTGGATTTGACGAGGAAGATGTGGTAGAATGGGATGCTGCCAAAGAAGGCCACGGGCTAATGGGAAATATGTCTAATAAAAATCGCCCTGGATTATGGGAAAATATTAGAAAGAAGAAAGAAAGACTTGGTAAAAATTATAAACCAGCTAAACCTGGAGAAAAAGACAGGCCTGATCCAAAGTCGTTTAAAGAAGCGCAAGGCAAATTCAAGTATAAAGACCCCAAGACTGGCGAATATTATTATTATGAAAGACAGGGCGTATACAAGAAAGATGGACGAAGCCTCGTTCTTATCAAGTCAAAAAGCGATGTAACTGAATATATGTTTGACTCAAAAGAAGAGGCTATGAAATTAGCTCACATTTTGAATTTTGATGGTGTTTTTTCTCACACCACTCCAGAAGGCAAAACATACTGGATGCCTGGAAAAGACTTTGAAGAGCTAGACGAATGGTGTGAAACTCAGGAAGAAATTGAAGAAGCTATGATGGAGCAGTCGGAAGCTAAACAAATTACTCGCAAGAGCATGAATAATCTTCCGGATTCTGACTTCGCTTATATTGAGCCTAAAGGAAGTAAAGATTCTGAGGGTAAAACAGTTCCAAGGTCTTTGCGCCACCTTCCAATACATGATGCGGCCCATGTAAGAAATGCTTTAGCAAGACTTCCACTGACTGATATTTCAGATACCGCAAAGCAATCTGCTCTGAGAAAAATCAAGCAAGCAGCAAAGAAATTTAATATAGATGTAGGTTCTACCCAACAAAAAAGTGAAGCTAAACTAATAGACTGGATCTTCGTTGATCGAGAAGATGCAATGAGAGTAGCTCAACATGTTGGTTTGCATGGAATTTTTAGACATATCGGATCTGACGGTAGAGAATATTGGATACCTGGGCAAACGCAGGATGAGTTTATGTTTTGGCTAGAAATCCAAGAAGAAATTGATAAAAACCCGCCAATAGTTTCAAAGATGAATCCAGATGAATTAGCTGGAAAAGATGTACACATTACACATCCGGTACACGAATACTTAGCGCCGCAGCAATTAGAAAACGATATTATACAGGTAAATACAAATACATCGGCAGCAGAAAAGTCATCTAAGGTAAAATTAAATAAACCTTTTAGAACACCAAGCGGCCCTAAGAAATTTTCTGTATATGTAAAAAATGATAAGGGTAATGTTGTAAAAGTAAACTTTGGCGATCCCAATATGGATATCAAAAGGGATGACCCAAACAGAAGAAGAAGCTATAGAGCTAGACACGGCTGTGACAATCCAGGTCCAAAGTGGAAAGCAAACTATTGGTCTTGCAAGATGTGGTCCAGTAAACCTGTCAGCGACTTAACATAACGGAGATATAATGAATAAACCAATAGAAGAATTACTTAAAGAAAACGAAGAAAGCTCTGCACAATCTGTGGATGGCTATACAGAGCCTAGTGTTATTGATCTTTTAAAGCAATCTTTAAACATACACTGGCAACAAACAACTTCTTTAACTGCCCAGGCTGTCCACTTAGATAGATGGGGCTATAAAAAATTAGCCGCCGTCATTAAAGCTGATGCAGAAGAAGAACATGAACATGCAGCTATTAATTTGGCTAGATTAGAATTTTTTGATGTAGACTATCAACCATTGATAATTACCCCTCCGAGTTGGGAGAGGCATAATATGGTTGGCCTTATTCAATATAATTTAAATTCTGTTAGACAAGCTTCAGTAGTTGAAAGGGCTACGATTTCCGCAGCCAGATTAACTGGGGACGAAATAACAGCAAATATTATGATTCCTTTACTTCAAGGTTCTGAAGATGGAATTATATTATATGAATCGTATTTGAAATTGATTGAACAGATGGGAATAGATAACTTTTTAACTTTACAGGTATAATTAGGAGACTTCAAATGATTGATTTGTCAGAATTAACACAAGAACAAAATTGGGGTGTCGAGTATGCTTGCATGGAGGCTAACAAGCCCATCCAACAAGAGAATGCTCAAATCGAGCAGAGCAATGCAAACCTTCCAGAGGGCGAAGAACCAAAGGAATTAAAGGTATTGTTTACCCCTCAAACCTATCTTGAGAATGTAATCAAGTCGGCTTGCGACTCTTACTACAAGCAACTTCTTGACGTTAAGAAGAAGAATGCGTTGGCTATGTTCGACGCATTGAGCCCAGCAGAACAAGCGGCGCTAGTTGCTCAACTTGGAATACCAGACGTATTACCATCAAACTAATAAACCAAGTGTTTAATACCCACCTTTTTAGGTGGGTATTTTTTTGGAGATATTTATGGATTTCTCAAAGTGTCAGTGCGAACAAGCCGGATGGTGCAGTTCTTTTAAAAAAGAAATGACTAATAACCCCCCAAATTTTCAATGGTGCAAAGGCACATCGGCATTAGATAGAGAGTGGTTTTTTAATCAAGATTTAACTACACCAAGAATACTTATTAAATCACACGATGAAAGATATGCCCCAGTTAGGTATTTCTTTGATAAGATATCGCCACAAAAACACGATGTAGCTATTTGTGTCATCGCTGGAAATAAAATAGCAATAGAACAACTAAATATAACAAAAAATAATATCATAAAATATGCAAAAAAATGTAATGCAGACTACATTGAATTAACTGGAGATCAATTCCCAGAATATCCAATGTTTAATAAATATAGACTTTTTCAAGTAACATCAAAGTATCAAAAAACATTATATTTAGATTGTGACGTAATAATTAAAGATGATTGTCCAAATCTTTTTAAGATTACACCAGACGATAAAATATCAGGTTATGATCAAAATGAAATTTTAAGAATAAACGATAAAATAAAGCAAACAAACTATTATCAAGAAATGGAAACTGAATCAAAAAAAGTTCGAATTGATTTTCAAATAAACAATGATTGTTATATCCAACCAAATGGTGGGGTTTTAATTATACCACAAAAATTATCCGATTTATATAAACAGCCGGATAGACCCTATAATAAAACATGGTGTTTTGATCAATACTATTTATCTTGTTTTTTAACTGATGATAATTTTTTTAATCTAAATCCAATTTTTAATTGGGAATATATTAGACATGACTTTTGGCAATATTTAGATAATGCATATATTATTCATGCTGATGGGTCAAGGCCACATACATATAGATTAAAATTATTATCTAATTTAATTGAAAAAAAATATTCATATTTACCTCCACCAAATCCGGAATTAAATAGTGGGCATGATGGGTGGCGACCAGTATGGTTTATAGAGTCAAATTATGATAGCAATACCTGATAAAGAAATAATCTTTGTTACCCCTCCAAAATGTGCGTCAAGCACTTTACATAAACACTTCTGTATAAATAATAACAAGTATATTATAGGTCCACAATTCGATAGAAGAAATGGAAAAATTGCTATAGATAAACATACCTATGCAATACCATTCGAATTTCTAAAATTTAAAAAATATATTTTTGTTAGAAACCCATACAATAGAGCTATATCACTATACAATCATTATTTACTACATGAAGATATTACATATTGTAAATCAATAAATTTTGATACATTCCTAGAAGAAATATTAATGGGGTCAATGAAAAATATTAATTTTTATAGTTCATTATCTGAATATTCACGTTATAATTGTTATGAAAATTTTATACAAATAGAATTTATGAATGAATATTTAAAAAGTCTAGATTTAGACCCCCCAACAATAAAAGAAAATGTTTCATCCAATCAAATTAAGCTGTCTAATTATAACAAAAAAATAATTCAACTGTGGGCAAAAGAAGATTTTGAAAGTTTTAATTATAAAATTTAACTAAGGCATTTTTATGAAAAAGCTACTGTTCGGCCAAATTTACAAAACTGACAAATACAATCTGATCGTAGCGTGTGGCGAAAACAAAAAACCAATAAATTTACTTTTCACTGAAACTGATATAAATAAGGCGAAAGAGCGAGCAGAAAAAAATATAGAAGATCTATCTAATGTAGAAATTAAGCATATAGAATGTGAGGTTCTAGAAGAACAAGTAAAAAATAAATCTAACCATATATCAATATTGACAAATGAAATAGCCAACATGCACAATAGATTAAAGAAAAGCTCAGACCATTGCTACCAACTACAAAATGAATTAAAAGAACTGTCCCAGCGTATATCTAATGCCAAATATTGTTCTCTTATTTGTCTCGTACTTGGCATAATTGGAACAATTTGCTCATATTTTGTTTTTTTTATTTGAAATTTGCCTAGTTGACCCTATAATAATTGAGTTCTCAACATTGAATAAGGAGTTGACATGAAGTGGTTTCCACTGTGTAATTACACGCATTATAGTCTTGGGGTTGGCTTTTCTAAGCCCAAAGAACTAACTGAAAAATGTTCTAAAAATAGATACATAGCTTGTGGTATTGCTGACTACAAGTCCCTATCTGGCGCGGTAGCTTTTTATAAAGCTTGCATTGAGAATCAAATCAAGCCAATAATAGGATGCTCTTTTGATGGATTCACATTATTTGCTAAAAATAAACAGGGCTGGCTAGACCTTATTGAGCTAGTCTCATCTCTAGATGCAGACAAAAACATAGATGTAAAGCTATTAAATTTTGTATGCTCCAGAAAAAATCTCATTTGCGTAGGTATTAATCCGGCTTCATCTCCGGTAACTGGTGATGATTTCTATTTAAAATCAGAGCTATTCTTTAATACATATTATGTAGATAGAGAAGACGCTGACCTACATAGAATAATACTATGTTCTGGCATGAAAACAACAATGCGTAAAGTATATGACGCTATACGAGCTGGTAAAAACGTTCAACATCAAGAATTTTTTGAATCCTCAGACTTTTTCTTGAAAGATAATTCTGAGATAGCTGAATTTTTACTGCAAGACCCCGAAAGCGTAAATCTATTTGAGGATATCTATAATAAGTGTGAGACTTATGATATTCTCAACAAACCCATGCTACCAAAGTTTCCAACGCCAAACGGCGAATCAGAAGAAGAGTATCTAAAAGAAATCTGTAGGCAAGGATGGAGAAAATTCTTAATATCATCAACTAAGGTATCTTCCGAAGAGAGAAAGCAAGTTTATTTAAATAGATTCCTTGAGGAATTTGAAGTTATAAAGAATGCCAATCTTTTTGGTTATTTTCTAATTGTACAGGACATCATTAAATATGTAACAGAAAATGGATGGCTGGCTGGACCTGGGCGTGGATCAGCCGGTGGTTGTTTGATTTCATACTTAATTGGAATAACAAAAATAGATCCAATCGAGTTTGATTTATTGTTTAGTCGATTTTATAATGCCGGTAGAAATACTGAGGATCATATATCTCTACCTGATATTGACGTTGACGTTCCCGCTAATAAACGGGATGAAGTAATTGCATACTTAAAAACAAAATATGGAAATGAAAATGTTAGCCAGATGTTGACATTCGGCAGACTTCAGGGTAGAAGTGCTATAAAGGAAGTTCTACGAGTTCGAGAGGCTTGTGGATTTAGCGAGATGAATGAAATAACCAAGAACATACCTGATGAGGCGGCAATATCTGACCAATTACAGGAAATGGACGATGAAGATAGGTCTATTATACGCTGGTCACTTATAAATAAGCCAGATGAACTAAGGGATTTTTGCTTTATAAATGATAGCGGCGAACTAGATGGTGATTATGCGGAATATTTTAAAGAGGCTATAGCAATAGAGGGGACATTCAAAACTCAGGGTAAACACGCTGCTGGAATTGTTATATCTGCTAACAATCTAAATAAAGTTTGCCCCATGGTAAATCAAAAGAACGGAGATGAAAAAATAGCCGGATTAGAAATGGAAGATCTAGAAGCGCTTGGACATGTTAAATTAGATATCTTGGGACTAACTCTACTAGATAAATTAATGTACATAGAAAAAATTAACAAAGGAATAATTGGGAGAATAAATTAATAAATTAGCGATAAATAACCATTTTTAAAATATTTTTGTGTATAATATCTTGAAACTGGTTACTTATATAAAAGGAAATAAACATGAGAGACAAACAAACTGGTAGATTTTTACCAAATAAAAATTATAATCACGATTTAAACGAGAATCAAATTATAGAAAAGTATAAAAGTGGGATGAAAATAAAAACTATCGCAGCAGAAGTTGGAAGTTACCCTAAAAAAATTCAAAAAATTCTAAAAAATCGTGGATTAGAATTTAGGTCAAAAGATTGCTATTTAAGCGGCGCTAAAAACCCAAGGTGGACTGGGCATGAAGAAATGCAGGGAGCATATCTTACGGCGGTAAAAAATGCGGCAAAAAGAAGAAAACTAGAATTCTCTGTAAGTTATGAATATCTTTGGAATCTTTTTATTCAACAAGATAGAAAATGCGCTTATTCTGGTGTTGAAATATTTTTTTCACGCAATAATATAGAGCATATCAACGGTGATTATACGGCGTCATTAGATAGAATTAATAGTTCATTAGGCTATATTGAAGGAAATGTACAATGGGTACACAAACGTGTTAATGTAATGAAAGGTAATATGGAAGAACAAGAATTTCTCGATTTTTGTGAAGCAATTACTTTTAAAAATAAAGAACAAACAATAATGAAGACTTTTTCTCACTCACAAAGGAATTAACCATGGCTCGTCTTGATATAATTTGCTTCGACTTTGAAACTGGATCTCGCAATCCATATAAAACTCAACCAACACAACTTGCGGCTATAGCTTTAGATGGTAGAAACTTTAAATTAAAGGGAACATTTAATAGCGAAATTAGACCAATACTTGATGACCAAAAGGCTATAGATTTAGGTCTTGAACCACTACAGGAAGAAGCTTTAAAAATCACCAGGAAAACCCGCGACAAATTAGCTGAAGCGCCAGAACTTAAAACAGTATGGAAGAAGTTTATTAGCTTCGTTGAAAAATATAATTGGCAAGGAACATCATTTTTCGCGCCAATACCGTGTGGATTTAATATAATTGGGTTTGATATGAAAATAGTGGATCGTTTATGCAAACAATACGGACCATGGGACAATAAAAGAGAATGTCAAAATTTGTTTCATCAAATTTATAAGATTGATGTTATGGATGATATTTGGTTATGGACCGAGGGCGATCCAAATATTAAGTCCATTAGTATGGATTCGTTAAGAGAAAGAATGGGAATACAAACTGATAATGCTCACGACGCATTGCAAGACGTTAAAGATACAGCTAATATATTTATCAAGCTACAAAAGTCCCGTAGGGCTGTTTATAAAAACATGAAATTCGAAAAGGCTTTTGCCGATGGTAACTATTATGTTTAGAAAGGAAATTTTATGCTAAAAGTAGAGAACAAAGACAAGCAAACAAGTTCTGAAGAGTATTACTGGCATTATAAGGATGATAAGGGCGTAGATTATTTGTTTTCGTCAAATCAATTGATTACAGCTAAAGAACGAGCCATTAGAAACAAAGAAGATTTACCTTTGCTTCCGGATCAAAGTAAATTCAAGCTAGGCTTAGCTGTTGGGGCGATTGGTGGTGGATTTGTTTGCACATTAGTATATTTTTTGGTGCAAAATTTTTTGATTAAGTAAGAGGTTTTATGATTGACTACAATG